AAAACAGATGTTCCTAACGGAGCTAAAATGTTCGTAAGAGCACCTTTGGCTACGAAGATGGAACCAGACTTTGATACTGGTAACTTGAGATTTAAAGCTAGAGAAAGATATAGCTTTGGTTTCAGTGACTGGAGATCTTACTATGGTTCTGCGGGATCATCCTAGGATATAAATAATAGTAGGGGTCAGTAATGGCCCCTATTGTTTATTGTTAAATATAAGGAATTAAATATGGCAACAAATATAAAAGCAATATTCGCAACATCTACATCTACGATAGATTCAATTCCAGGTAGACTTAGAGGTTACAGCTTAGTAAATGGTATGGCTTCAGCAACTGATATTGTATTAAGAGATGGTGGTGCTGCTGGGTCAATTATTATGAAACAAAGGTTAATAGCTGGGGGTTCGTCTGATCAGTATATTGAAGATGCGGGTATTCGTTACGAAACAAATCTGCATGTCACTATGAATGCAGGAGTTAGTGTAGCTGGTACATTTTTTGTAGGGTAGTACATGGCCATTCGTAAAAAGAAAAAGGGCATGGGTATAAAAACCAGTGTTAAATCTGGTAATTTTAGACCAACGAAAAAAGGTGCAGGTATGACATCGAAAGGTGTAGCTGCCTATCGTCGTGCTAATCCAGGGTCTAAATTAAAAACGGCTGTCACGGGTAAAGTCGCAAAAGGAAGTAAAGCTGCTAAAAGAAGAAAGTCTTATTGTTCACGCAGTGCTGGACAAGCTAAGATGCATAATATTAATTGTAAAAAAACACCTAACAAAAGAATTTGTCAGGCGAGGAGGAGATGGAAATGTTAGATATGAATATGATTTGGATGAAGATCAAAGAAAAACTTAAATGTTCTGAATGTAAAAAACATTGGTATATAGCTGCAATAGTTGGTTTACTATTGTGGTGTTGGATATTTTAAATTATGGTTGATAAAGATTTAACAGATCTTAAACTTGAATTAACACGGCATATTGAACGTGAGGCTCAGTTACGTGAAGATGTATCTGAACTTAAAACAGATATGGGTTGTGTTAAACGATCTATCTTTCAAGTTAAATGGTTAGTTATTGGTGCTGTGTGTGCCACCGTTGTTATGCAATCAGGAGCAACATCAGTTATTGCAAAGATACTTGTAGGTATTTAATATGGCTATAAATCGTGCTAATATAAATGTACAAATAACAAGAGCACCGAGTAAAAAAAAGAAACGGAGGAAGAAATATGCAAGTAACAAAAAACGTAATAAGGTTTAATAACTTAATGGTAAAGATTCCACAAGATACAAAAAGAGTGTGGGACTTATCAGAAAACAGATGGGGGTATAAATATGACAAAGCTATGTCCTAGAGGTAAAGCTGCCGCCAAACGCAAGTTTGCAGTTTATCCAAGTGCTTATGCAAATGCCTATGCATCAAAGATATGTGCAGGTAAAATAAAAGACCCAAGTGGTAAAAAGAGAAAAGACTTTAGAGGACCAAAGCCCAGTAAAGCTGGAGGTGGTAAGATTAAATTAAACGGCGGCGGTCCAACTAGAATTGTAGCCAGAGGGTGTGGTGCTGTTACACGAAAGAAAGTAACTACAATTACATAATGCCTGATAAAAATTACTACACACAAAGACAATGGGACAGAGTTGTTGGGTATGGTAAAGTACCGGATAAATATAAACTAAAGGAAAAAGGTAATGGCTAAAAAAGGTTTAAAGACGTGGTTTAAAGAAAATTGGGTAGATATATCTACAGGTAAAAAGTGTGGTCGTAAATCAGCTAAATCATCAAAAAGAAAGTATCCCGTCTGTCGTCCCAAGGCAGTAGCTGATAGAATGACAGCAGGACAGAAAGCTGCGGCTGTTAGAAGAAAAAGAGCCAAGACTAATGTTGGTCCAAAGCCTACATCTATTCGTTATCCTATTAGTGCAAGTGGACGTAAACAAAAGGTTAAAAAATCTAAAAGAAGGGCATAGACGACGATGATTGATCCATTAATGGCTTTTGCTGCACTAAAGACAGCCAGTAGTACAATATCCAGTGCTGTTAAAGCCGGTAAAGATTTAGCTTCTTTGGTTGGTCCTATAACAAGACTAGCCAAAGCTGAAGCTGATTTATCATTTGCTGCCGAAAAAAAAGGTGGTATACTTGGTAAATTAACGGGAGCTGAGCAGACAGCAATCGATGCTCACTTTCGTAAAGAGGAAGCCAACCGTATCCGTGATGAGATGCGAGAATTGTTTATGTTGTTTGGTTCTCCGGGACAGTGGGAAAGACTACAAGCTGAGATAGCTGCGGAAAGAGTTCGTCGTAAGAAAGCTTTGGAAGCAGAAGCTCGTCGTAAACGTCGACTAAAGAATATGATTATTTTAACATTGTCTTTAGTGGCAGCAATAACTATACTAACATTTGAAATAATGTACTTAAAAGGAGCAATATAATGGTAGTAATGAAAAAGAAACAAAAGAAACCAATAAAGAAAAAAATGATGGCTGGCGGTAGAACCAAAGGCACTAAATACAAAGCAGCCGGTGGTGGACCATTAAAAATGGTTATGAAGGATGGAAAAAAAGTTCCGTTTTACGCAGCCGACGGTAAAGGTAAAATGAAAAAAGGTGGTAAAGCCAAACTTATGGGTGGTGGTAAAACATCTAAATACAGAATGAAAGGTGGAGGTAAAACATCTAAGTATATGGCTAAAGGTGGTAAGACTTCCAAGTACATGAGACGAGGCGGCAAGGTTAAATAGTGGCCTATACAATTTCTAACATCCCACACTTTAAGTGTTGGGTGAGGAAAGAGTTCACGCATAACCACGAGAAATACCAAGGAGAGTTTCTCCATGCTTTGGCTTTTGCAGTGTGCACTATTCCAGACCGTTGTTTAGGATTTCAAGTTGTGTTTACAGGATGTGGAGAAGACCATCCGAATCCCCACGGAGGAGCTATGTGGGCACGTATACCAATAACGGCTTTAGTGGGGGACACACCGTTCGATGAATGGCCGCCAAATATCCAAACTCATTTAGCCCAACCTTGGGACTGCTCCAGTCGTAATCATGCTGTTATTAGAATGGATCGAATTAGTTCAAGTCCGTGGTTGTGTAAGATAGCCGGAGAGTTCTATAATGGTAAGTACATGTTTACGGTTGATTATACCGACAGTTATATATCGGATGATCCAGCACAACATAAACAATCACATGTGTTGGAATTAACATCGGGTCCCTATAAAGGTTGTATAGTAGCACTACCAAACAATCGTGTACGTGTAACCAATCCTGCACTATGGGTTGTTGGAGAAGGACCACCAGACTTTGTACCGTCACAGTGGGAACACTCCGCAGAACAACACGATAGTTATATGGACTGGGAAACAACATTTGACAACTTATACGAATGGGGAAAGAAAAAGAAATGAGCGAAAAGAAAACAAAAACAAAACCAAAACCTAAACCTAATCCATTACCACCAGATGTGAGAAAGGCTATGGATAAAGTATATAAAAAAGATACTGAAGGAAGACAAATTTTAAAAGAATTATATGACCGAGAAGTTACAAACAAACCAAAGAAAAAAGAATTCATGACCGGTGGTATGGTTAATCCATCATACGGAACTGACTTCGACGATAGATAATTATGGCAACTTCAGGAACAACAACATTCAATCTAGATATAGCTGATGTAATTGAAGAAGCTATGGCTATGTTGGGTGGCGAACAGACTCTAGGGTTTGAACCACTAGAGGCACGACGTACACTTAACCTTCTCCTTATTGATTGGATGAACCGTGGTATATTACTATGGAAACAAAACATTGCTACATTAGATATTACAAACGGTACAGCTAAATATACATTACCAACTTCACTCATAGATATAACTGAACTTGTGCATAGAACTGTTAGTGGCTCGACAGATACTGATTTAGCTTTGACAAGAATAACAATGGAAGCTTACCAAAGAATTACCAACAAGACACAAACAGGTAGACCAACACAATATGCTATTAACAGATTAAGAGATGCAGCTGAATTATATTTGTGGCCCACCCCTGATGCTACAACGTCAAGTGGCACACCAATATTATCATACTTTAGCTTTAATAAAGTTGAAGATATAAACAAATCTAACCAAGATCCTGATGTTCCATTTAGATTCTTACCATGTTTAGCTACTGGCCTAGCTTATAAAATGTCTGTTAAAAGACCCGGTATCACTGCCGAAAGAGCCAGTATGTTAAAACAAATGTACGAAGAAGAATTAACATCGGCAATGTATGCAGATAAAGAAAGAGCTAGTCTTTTGATTAAGCCATCGTTTAGGTTATAATGGCAAAAGGTAAGTACGCATACTTTATCTGTGACCGATCAGGGTTTAGATTTAAATACTCTGAAAGAGTCAAAGAGCCAACGGGGTTGGTTGTTGGAGCTTCGGAAACGG